GCCTGCGAGACCTTCAATAAATCCAGTATCGGTTGCGTCTCCACCTTTAGACTTCCAGTTCTTGAATGACAATTGTACTGACACTTCAAGTAACTCTCCATCATTACTCAACTCAATCGCTTGTAATGTTGTTGGGTATGCCTTATCTAGGACTACAGTATATGTGATGTCATCTCCAAAGATGAGATTCAAATCAAACTGACCTTGTGCAAGATCAAGTGGCCCTAGTCTTGGTAATCTATTACGAATGAAAGAAGGTATCTTCCCAGCGTCATAGAGTTCTTTCTTTGCGATAGGGAATGCAGTTCCCTTCTTAATGTGTTGGATAATGACTGGATGTGTGTAGTTGTCAAAGTATCCAACTTCTTGGGTCTCTTGATTGACCGCAAGGTTTTGCCATATCTCAAAGTACTCTCTTACTTTCATATCATTGAGACAATAGAAGGTCAGAGTTATATCCTCTACTGCATGACCATATGCAACCTTAGTCGTTTGTAGACCTATCTGTTTTTCGGTTGATAGAATCTGTCTGCCTGGCAACGATGCCGCCTTACAGAGTAAATTCATCTCTCGTGCGTCACCAGTGAGAGGTGGTAGGAAAATCTTAAACAGATTCCCCATTGCCATACCACCACCTTTACCAACTTGTGACTTAAAGTCATCAATAGAGATCATGCGTTTCTACCTATCATTTTTCGTGAGTCTGCATAAACTTTCTTAGAGTTCGCCTTACGGAACTGTGCAGTCGGTAAGAAAGTCGCAATTTCCCACTCAGGCATGGGTACTTCTGCGAACTTACTTTTAACTTGTTTTGTCAGATAATGTTTTAAGCAGGGTTCGTAATACTTTAACTTAGAGATTGCTTGTAGTCTCTTGTATGTGATCTGAAACTTTGCATCATCACCCGCCTTCATGTTTGCGGTTTCCATCAATGCATCCAACATCTTTGCACGAAGAATGGGTGGAAGATAATGCAAGTTCAATCCAAGGAATCCATCCTTTGCAGGGCCCACCACAATGATCAAAGGGAACAAATCGTAGTACGGAAGTGTTTCCTTGTGCTTAGGATCATAGAAGAACATCTGCATTGTTCCAACTAATCCAGTCCTCGACAGATTCCTCAGATCATTTCTCTGCGTGAGTGGTTCCTCTTTCATCAGTGCCTGACGATTGATAGACCTCATATTCTTTGCTTTGTTCATAAACCAGTCACGACTTTCCGTAGTACGAGGTGTTATACCCGCACGGAATGCCTGTAGTTCTAGTCTGTTAAATATATTACTCATACGTCTATTTATACTTATTTTTTAGGTTTCTTGCGAAAAGGTTTCAAAGTTTTCTTCAATGGTTTTAGAGGTTTTGTTGATTTGGGAATAAGAGACTTCAATGGTTCATTCTTCTCAGTCCAGATGACAAAGTGCCATCCACGATCCTTTGCGAACTCTTCTGCGGCAGACCACTTGTTCTGGTTCTTAACAAAGGTCATTGCCTCGTTGATGTATCGTTTGGTTCTCTTACCTGTGGGTGGTCTCTTCTCTTTATCTGGTTTGATCTCAACCAACCATGTAGACCCATCCTCCATGACGAGTTTCAAGTCCATAAAATATCTGTGATACCTCTTGTCAACCTCATATAGATATGGTATAATAACTTCCTCAGATGACCATCTTTTCACCTTGGGATTATCGTCACACCACTTGAATGCGTGTTTCTCCCATAGAGATCGATAGGTAACCTGTGTGTGATCACCTTCATACTTCTTAGGATTTTTTACCCTGTACCTACCACTATGTGCCATAAAAACCTTATAAATAAAGATAATGAATTTCTAACTTATTTATAGAGAAACTATAATGGCAGATGAGACACAAGGCACACAATCGGCGATAGAGAAGTTAGACCTCCACTATCCTTTGAATGTGGATTCAAGGGATTACGGTGGTAGACTTATCTTCAATGTGATGAAAGAGGCGGAGACAGACCTTGGTAACGTAATGGATACCGCAACAAACTTTCTTAAAAACTTCATTGACCCCGAAGATGAGGAAGAAGGTGTTAAAGAAGTTGCGGGAGAAAATCCCGAAGAACAAGTAAAGGGTGTCAATGAGCATAAGGGATTTACCCCATCAAACCAGACTATCATAAAACCTCGACCATTGACGGCACTGGGTAGACAAGTATCTCTTTATCTCCCTATCGGTCTACAGTATCGTGACAATGTTGCGTATGATAATATGGACTTGGGTGGTATGGGTGCCGCGGCAGAGAGGGGACTACAGAGTGGTCAAGGTGCAATCTCGGCACTTATCGAAGGTGGATTGAAAACACTTCAAGCAGGACTTGGTGGTAACGCAAACAAAGATGTTGCGAAGTTGGGTGCAGTTAAACTTGTATCTGCACTACCAGATGAGATTTCGGGTGCATTCAGGTCTGCCGCTGGTGTGACCTCAAACCCGAACACACGAGTTCTGTTCAAACAAGTAAACCTCCGAGAGTTTGCATTTAACTTTAAGTTCTTACCATCATCAAGGAAAGAAGCGGAACAGGTGAAACAGATTATCAAACTATTCCGAACAGAACTATATCCCGAAGATATTAAACTTCAACTTGACGCTGCAAGTTCTATCTCTATCGGTTATCGTTTTCCAAACAAGTTTCAGATTGATGTTGAGTATAAGGGTGAACACGTTGCCACAAAGATTAAACCCTGTTATCTCCGAGATGTGTCTGTAACATACAACAACACTGCAATGTCAATGCACGAGGATGGTAACTTCCAAGAGATTGAAATGTCACTGAATTTCCAAGAGGCAAGAACACTCAATAGAAAAGATGTAGAGGATGGGTTCTAATGAGTACAAAATACTTCTCCAATTTTAACATAATTGCATACAGATTTGGCGACAATGAGAAACCAGTTCTCTTTGATAACATAAGTCAATATGTTGATGTGATTGATGGTATCAAGGACAACGTTAGTTTCTATAGTAAACAGACAATCATTGCGGGTGATCGACCAGACACATTGTCTTATAAACTATATGGGACTACGGATTACTACTGGACATTCTATTTGATGAATGACCACATCCGTGAATCAGGATGGCCGATTGACACATCCGTTCTACTAGAGACCGCAAAAGAAAAGTATCCTCACAGAGTTGCTGTTACAAATACAGTTATTGCCGAGGACTTTCCTATAGGGACTGTAGTAACAGGTTCAAGTAGTTCAACAGTCGGGACTATTGTTAAACGTAATCTAGACCTTGGACAACTGTTTATCGATACAGTAGATGATAACAACTTTGAACCTGCCGAACAAATCCAGTACACAAGTTCTGAGGGTGCATTCTACTCTGCACAATTAATTGCTGAGTCTACACAATATAATGCAGTTCATCATTATGAGGATGCAAATGGTGATTATGTAGACTTACCATTGTATGACTTTGGTAACATACCTTCTGGTGCGACTGCGGTATCATACCGTAAACGTATGGAAGATCGAAACGAAGAATTAAAGGTAATCAGTGTACTAAAACCATCTGTCATAGATAGAGTTGTGAGCGAGTTTAATAACTTCCATAAAAGAGTAAGTTAATGGGTCAGTACAAAACAACACAGTCCCAACAGTACAAGATTACTAAGGCAGAAATATCTGCTGATCGTCTTGGTGGTGTGAGTGCAAATGTATTTGATGTACGTACATCTATTGCGGAACTGAACATCTATGAGAGTCTGGACAATCCCTACCTTACAGGTTCGGTAGTTATTCTGGATGACAAAGCGCTGTTTGATAAGATGAACTTTCAGGGAACTGAGAGACTGACAATCAACATGGCATCGGTGGACAATGACTTGAACACGGTATTCTCTCGTACATTCATTATGACAGGTATTGAGGATCAAGTCAAGTCAAATGAGGGTGGTAAGTCTAGTATGAATTCATTCACATTACTAGACGAACACGCATTTCTATCACACCTCAAGAAAGTTAGCAAGTCGTTCAATGGTCGTATCGATGAGATTCTGATCAAACTACTTGCAACCGAAATGAAACTTGATATTGATCTGTCCTATCTGTTCCTACCCAACGGAAATAAATCAGTTCCAATGCAGACGAACATGAGAGGTATCATTCCAAATCTAAATCCCATAGATGCGATTCTCTGGTTGACCAGACGTGCAACTACGATCACTGGTTCACCCTTCTTTACTTACGCAACGATGCACGATAAGAATCTGCGACTGGGTAATCTGGATTCCATGTTATCACAGAAGGCGTGGAACTCAAGACTACCTTACACATATAATCCCGCAAACGTTTCCAATGCAGAGACTCAAACAGAATTTGAAAGAACGTTTACCGTAAAGGCGATAAAGACATCCAAAATGGCAAACACTCTGAAATTAATTCAACAGGGTGCGATAGGTGCATCGATAAACAACACCAATCTAAACACTGGTTCAATCGCAAAATCTCATTTCAGTATACGAAAAGTTCTGGGTAAGTTGGAGAACGATAATATCATTGACAAGAACCAGAATGTGTTTGATCCTAAGTTTAAGGTCGATGAAGTCTTGGTTGATGAGTATGATGCCCGAGTATATCATACCATAACATCAACAGGAACTTACGGTAGAAAGAAAAGTTATCACGATGAGTATGATGCAACCAAGTTTACAAAGAAACTAGAGAGTAAATCACTACTCAATCACTTGTATAAGAATATGTTACAAGTCGTGGTAGAAGGTGCGGGATTCATTGTCGCAAAGGCGTCAGTCGGAGACATCGTTAATATAAAGATTGTGAATGACAACGTAGAGAACTCTAGAGTTGCGTCAGAAGATGATCTTGTTGATAAGGCGAAGTCAGGTGACTTTATCATTTATGACACAAGACATACATTCCAAGGGACAACACACACTGTCTCTATGAATGTATGTAAACTGGAGAGACTTCCGTAATGAAACCAATTCTATCTGAATTTTATGGTGACAGTACACGGTGGTTTGTTGCTACTGTGATTGATGCATCGCCCCCATATGGTTATGAGGGTCGTGTCAAGATTCGTATTCATGGATTGCATACAGAATCGACTCGACTGATTCCCCAAGCAGACTTACCTTGGGCGCAATGTGTTATTCCTACTACCGAAGGTGGTGCGTCTGGTATCGGAAGAATGCCTCAACTACAACCAAGTGCATTGGTGTTTGGTATGTT